TAGGTTTTCCTGTCCATCCGTAATATTCTTTATAAATTATTAATGAGTCTCTAGGGAAAGAAACATGTTTACCATTTATATTTATAAGACTTCCGTCACTTATAGCACCCCATAACACACCAAAAGGGGCGGAATATCCCCAGTCAAAACCTCTGATTTTATACCAATCGTGGGGGATTTCAAAATCTTTTACAATATGAATATCTTTGTTGAAAGTATCAAAATAAGCTCCCTCAATAGCATCCCAATCTCCATCAAGCATTGCTTTTGCTAATGCACCACCTAAACCAAGTAATTTATGCTTATAAAGTGGGTCGTTTTCTGTCATGGTCGGATTATCTTCTAATTTAGCAGGAATAAATTGTCTTGTCATTCCCCCTTCTTCATTAGACATTTGGTAAATTTCTAAAGGATTTTTGTTGTCTATAAATTCACTTTTAACAAATTCATGCCCTACTCCTCCAGGATTAGAACCGCAAACAATTCTTGGTAAAACACCAAACAAACCTTCTGGAACTTGTAAACCACCAATACGGACTCTGCCTCTTAGAAATTTATAAATATATTCGCTAAAATGTGTCAATTCATCTATTAGCAATACATTAATTTCCACACCTTGATATTTGATTACATCCTTCTCGTGTTGGCAATGGCATAGATGAATTTTTGCACCATTCCAAAAAGTTATTTGAGCAGTGGAATAGTTAATTGAAGCTAAATTTTTATTTACCATTTCAGACAATATCTGCACAAATCCACTTGATCCGTCTAAATGGTTCTTTTTTAAATCTTCTGATAATCTTCTAAATAAATAAATTTGTATGTTAGGAACTTTTAAAGCATAAGCTAATGCTAAAACTCTCATACAATGAGATTTGCCACCACCAGCAGCACCACCGTATAAGATTTCTGTTGCTGTACTGGTAAAGCAAGTTGATTGTCTAGGGTGCAAGTCAAATTTCATATCTTTTCTTCTAGCATAGTTTATTTAATTAGATTTTTTTTAAATTCTTCTAATTCTTTAATAATTGGGTCTATTTTTCTTTTACAATAATTAATTGCATCTTCTTTTTTTATAAAATAATCTTCGCCTTCGGTGTTAATACGATGCCATTGATTACCATCTTCAACTTCAATAGATTGAGAATATATCCCTTTTTCTTTTTCGTAAAAGAAAGATAATTTTTCAATAATTATTTCCTTAGGAGTTAAACAGCAGGCATGAGTTTTTTTTATTCTAAAAGGCTCTTTTATGAAATGTTTTTTTAGAATGTATATTTTATCGCCTACTTTAACATTTGATTTAATTTCAGATATTTTCATGATTTTTTAATTATATTATATATTGCTTGCCTACTAACTCCAAATTCTTCAGCTATCTCTTTAACTGTTTTATATTGAGATAGTTTTATTATTTCTTTGTGGTCTATTTTACGAGGTCTGCCAGCTTTCTTGTTTGATCTGGCTAAACCCTCTTTGATTTTTTGGCTGTGTTCTTTGTGTTGCTCTGGTGTTAGTTTCATTATTTATATTATTACGCCTTTATTTTGCAAATTGTCGCAAATTCTCATCATTATTATATTTTCAGCTCTTCCGAAGATATTAGGGAAAACTTTTTCCACTCCTTCAAATATAGATCTTATACAACAATACCCTTGTAGATTGTTTTCTTTTATATCTTTCTCTATTAATAGAGTTGCTTCTGTTATTTTTTTGAATATAGTCATAGTTTTAAAAATTTATTTCTTTATTTAAGCCCTCTTTTTTTCTTATATTATCTAGCCAACGATCAACGTTTTTTTTAATATCTTTTATATAATCAACAATATATGATGGATCAGTAAATAAAGCATAAGAGAATTCCGCTGGTATATTTAATTTTCTTTTATGATAGTATTTATAACATTTAGGCAAGAGTTCATATCCATAATCAGTATTTTTAGCAAATAAATGAGTCTCATCTGCATATCCTTCGATGCATCGTACTTTCAGATTTTCTAAATGATTAAATACTTGTTTTTGAAAATCTGAAAAATTGATATAGTTTAACCACTCTTTATAAAAAAGCCCCTCGTCGAATAAGCAAATCTTGTCTAGTTCATCATTAACATTAATAATCAATTCGTATAATTTTATTTTTCTCATAACTTTTAATTTGGTGACGCATCTTTGGAATTCTACCAAACCTTTCTAAATCATGAATTTAGACTGCTCCACAGAGCTGACCGCCATATTTTTAGTTTAATATTAATTCAACTTTTTTATCTACTTTTGCCATTATTTCAGGTTTTAATAGATTTCTTACAATGTTTCTTTCTTCCTCTATTGTCTTTGACTTTCTTTTTAAAATATTTTTAAAAGTTAGTTCTATATTTTCTGGTGTAGGCTCTAAATTATTATTTAACATTTCTAAAGCAATTCTATATTGCATTTGCTTTCCTTCTGGAGTTAATTTGTTATTTAGGTTAGTCATGATTTTTTTAGATTTAAGTTAATTACATAATTAAGTTTATAACTTGTAATTCTAATTGTCAAGTAAATACATGAATTATTTACAAAGTTGATCTTTTAATTTATACCAATTTGTAAAAGTCAATACTGGCTGTTGTTTCACTGTTTCTTCATATTCGTAATCATAGTAATCAAATACATCTTCAATATTGGCTGTGCCTAATTCTACGGCTTGCTTTAATATTTCTGGTTTTATAAACCACTCTTCATTAATTACTAAAATTCCTCCAATATCTTCACCTACCCAATAACCTGAAATTGTTTCCCCATCGTCAGAGCCATCACCTGCTTGAAACTCTGTTCCCTCCTCTGATTGACAGTCTTTAGGTTTTCTATATTCATCATATTTATAAAAAGTTATATCTTCCCAACCTGATCTTTCTAATAATTCAATTAATAAATCATTTGTTGCTTTGTTATATGCTTTTAATAAGTCTTGTGTTTTAGTGCAAAATTTCATAGTTTTTTGATTTAAGTTGTTGTTTTAATTTATTGCTTCTAGCGTTATTTTTAAACGCTAGTTTTAAATTTTAATAAGTTAAAGTCTTTTATGTAGAAGCTGAAAATTGTTTGATAATGATTTTTATTAACTCTTTTGTTTAAACTTATTCGAATATAGTCCCATCCTTTACCACTATCTAATAGACCGCTTCTAATAAAAGATATGTGTAATTTTTTATTTAATTTTATTCTTTTAATTCTCATAGTTTTTTGATTTAAGTTTAAGGAAGGTTTTTTATTTCCTCCCTCTTATATTATTATATTAAAAACAATGATAATAATCTGGTGCAATAGTCCACAAAAATTTATCTGCTATTGCTCTTTTTTTAAACCATTCTTGGCGTACTTCTTCTTCTTGATTTGTTTCATCTAATATAACAATACAATCACAATAAAAATTATATAGCTCACTAAGCATCAGCTCTTTTGTTAATAATAGTCTTGATTCATTATGCTGATTTTTATCAGTTAGATTTTTTAATTTATTTATTAATTCTTGTTTTTCGTAGTTTGGTAAAATTCTCATAGTTTTTTTTTATTTAAGTTGATTATCTCTTAATTATAACTATGCTGATTTTATATGTCAAGTAAATATATGTTTTTTTTACATTTTTTATCCAGGCGGTGAGCTTACCTATAACGAAGCCTTATATTCTGGGGGTTGGAATTTTTACTTTTCTTCTGGTGAGAGGTTTATTTGCACATCAACTTTATCAGAATTTGAGTTTGTGTTGTGTGTTTCTACTTTATCTGCCCATGTACTATCATATCCTTTGGGCTTAAATCTATTCTTCATATTAAAAACAAAAGCTCCATTATTGAAACTGTCTACCATTCCTATTGTTCCTTTTCTGCCCATTTCTTCCCACCATGCTTGGCTTAATGCCCTGCCTTTTTTAATTGAGTCCACAAAGTCTTGTTCTATATCTCCTAAGCTTTCTTTATCTGCTCTTACTAATTTATAGAAAGTTTCTTTTGCGATATCTAATGTTACAATAGCAGCAATATCGCTTTGCCCTTCGCTATAAGCATCTAATATCTTTTTCTTTTTTTCTTCGTTCCAAATTTTGGGAATAAGTCTTGGTCTGCCTGAAACCTTTTTATCATCAGGGTTTTTATATTCTGCCATTAGTGATTCTTTGATATTAACAATACTAAATTGTTTTTATTATACAGGTTTATTATTAATAATCAAGAATTGATTTTCCTTCCTCCTGCCTTCTCCTCAAATATATCATCAAGATCTAATCTAAAGCTTTTCATATTTTTATATAGTGGCATTTTATAACCATCAATTCCATTTCTTCTTTTAATAAATTTACTTTTAGCTTTTTCTATTAATCTTTCTTGCTCTTCGTTTATTTCAAAGTTTCTTCTTGCGTTGTAAAAGTTTATATATTGGGTTATTCTAGTCATTTCTATATTATTTACCAGTTGAACCATAGCCACCCCTTCCAGTATCTTCAATATGCTCTACAATCTCCATTTTAGAAGGGTAGAGTGGTCTAATTAGTATTTGTGCGATTTTATCCCCTTTGTTTATTGTGTAAGGTTCGTGTCCTGCATTATATAAAATAACTCCTATTTCTTTGCGATATGAGTTGTCTATTGTTCCAGGTGTATTTAATACTGT